GCAAAAGAAGTCCACGCAGAGACCTTTCCCTAAGGAAAGTAGCGTGGGAGGCATGTGGTGTTTTCTGTTGGCTGTGCCTTCACAGTCAGACAAACGCATTTTAACATGTTGTTTCTAAGAGGCTGGGTCAGAGTATGCTCTAAGAGCATAGCTGTGGTCCTAATTGCCAATGACGCTGTGAGTCGAAACTCACAACTTCCCCTCGTTGTTTTAAACCGAATTCTGTTCACGGAACAGCCGGGCACGAGGGCGATACAATCGCATGGGTTAATCCAATCTCAACAAGAGATTGTAGATAGACCTGGGTTTGTAAGGCACATTCCAGTAGAGGTACTGGGTTTGGTCACTTGTCGATGAAATTTAATACATTGGTAGTACGTTACCAAGAGGTATTCTCATCTTCAAGGGCCCAATCTTCCTCTTCATGGCCAACAGGGTCGCACTCCTGTTGGTGCCGTAGATCATAGACCGCCTGTGTGGCGACTGTGATCTTTTGCTCATACGTCACTCTAAAGGGCTGGTCAGTCTTGACCTGCTCTTCTGTGAGTGGTGGAAATGTGGATCGACGCGCACGATCGAACAAATCCTCGTATTCCTTTCGCCAAACGGCGTAGCGATCGGATTCCTCAGACACCTGTGCAAGGTCGTCTGAGGAGAGCTGGAGCACCTGCCGAATGAGCAATGGTGAGATGAGCTTAGCAAGCTCCTCCCTGTTCTCTTCATCTTTGGCGGTATCCCTACCGCCTTTCACGTACACTGGTCTGAGACCACGTGTGAGTTGTTTCATTGGTGCCGCTGCGCGCTGCCAAATTGAAAAACACTCCGAGCGGCCAATCTTGGCCATGCTCGACAATTCCTGCTGTCTCTCTGGGTCATTTGAGAGATATGAAGCCAACACAAGTTGACAACGACTGAATCGCTCCCTGTTTTCTACAGTCTTTTTGCCATCTGGCGACGTCTTCTCCTTTATAGAAGAAAACGTACCGACAATTGGTAGACCAAGACCCCCGAGGTGCTTGGGTAGGAAATACGACATCCCTCGAGGACAGAACTTCTGCAATGCAGGAGTCCAGTTCTTGATGAATCTCTTCAGAAGTTTCACTTGTAGTTGTTCCGGGTGACCTCGCACGAGGTCACCTGCCAACGTTCCCAGATCCGGAGTTCTCATGTCCTGTGATTGACATATGACTTCCTTTTCTGGTCCGTCGCGAAACGTGCCTTTTACGGTTCTACATCTGAGTAGACCATAATTGATGTAAGGTAGGAATTCCCATGTGTGGTCGTGCACCACATCAATGAGTTTTCTCTTCTGTTTCGGCTGCTGGACTCTTGCCTCGTAGGCATCCAGCTGAGCATAAACATTTTCGTCCGATTCAAAATCGGTATCGAAACCTTCACGGCACTCCATAGTCTCATCTTTGATCTTGACACGATCAATAAGACAATATGGTTCGCAACTGCGTCGCACGTGCATTGTCGAATTAACAACGACAAATTCACGCGAGCAGAAATTCTTGCCAGGAGATGGTGTGAGGCCAATCTCTGACGC